GAATGTTTAGTTTGGAATCAAAAAGATTTTAAGGATTTGTTGAAAAGAAATCCATCCTTATATTTTACAATACAATCACTATTAAGTGAACAAGTTTCAAATAACTTAGTTTCAAGTTCTCAAAAATAATGCTTGACTTAATGGTTATTTATTTGTATATTATGTTGGATACTTAAATAGGTTATCGTTCTCAAAGAATTGAATCTCAATTTAAGAGGTTCTAAAGGGGCATAGTTCTTTCTTCCTTTCTTCTATGCCCCTCAAATTTATAAAATATAAACTAAGAGGTTAAAATGAGTAAAAATAAAAAAATAGATCTTTCACAATTTATGTTAGATGTAGATGACCAAAGGCAGTTAAAGTCTTTAGATAAGTTATCACCGATGAGTGAAAACTATAAAAACAATCGCCGTGTCAATCTTGACTACTACAACGAAGATGAGTTAGATGATGTTGCTGTAGATGATTATTCAGATTGTGATGGTCGTGAAAATGTCGAAACATTGGGTGATATTGGAATGGATGTTTATTAAAATTTAAAACCTTAATACTTAAATATAAATGATTTGGATACTGGTGTAATATTTATGAATATATGGAACAAACGAATAAACAAATCATTAAAGTATTATCTTTCATACTTAGTAAGTTAGATACGCTAGAGATAGAGCAATCAAGACATAAAGAAATGTTTTATAAAGTTCGTAAGAACTTAACAAATGCTAATGACTTGATTAATCAAATACTCGATGTATTAGAAATGGATAATCCTGAATTATATAGTAAAACAATAGTTCAGTATGAAAAAAGTGGTATGAAAGATTTGGTTTCTACATTAGATAAACATATTGAAGAGTTAAGTGATTTTGATAGGCAAGATTTAACAGAACTCTTTAATGAAATAGTAGGAGATGCGTAATGCATGATATTATTCTTTTTTTAGAGGAATTAAAATCTTTGTTATTGGATGTAGAACTTGATGGAGAAGAAAAAAACGAAACTATTGTAGAGGTCATAGATTTAATAGACAATAAAATCATTGAGCTAGAGTCTTAATTGTTACATTATATAATAACTACTTTACTAGGGATAGTTGCCATCTTTTTTGGGGTGGTAATAATTTACGCACTAAGGCGTATAAATACATACGAAAACATAATACTAAACATAAGCAATACTATAGAATCTATAAAACTTCAACTTAAAACAATTGATGATAAAGGCACATTTGAATCAGATGATGAAGTTGGCTTTTTCTTTACAGAAATAAAGCAACTTGGAAATGAATTAGAAAGTCTATTTGAAACAGAGGTTGAAGAAAATGAAAAAGAGAAGAAAGAAAAGTAAAGTATATTTTGGAACGCCAGTACATGATGCTATCATAGAGTATAATAAATCCGAAGACACAGGCTTTAGACACAAAATATACACAGAACAAATTCATCCAGCTTTCATGAAGTTGGCTGAAAATATAATAAATACTTTTAAGTTTAGTTATTTTAGTTATGGTTTTAGAGACTTACAAGAAGAAGTGGTTTCTAATTTAGTTTTAAATATGCATAAGTTTGACCATAATAAAGGCAGTAAAGCATTTAGTTACTTCTCTGTTGTAGCAAAGAATTATTTAATATTAAATAATAATGCTAATTATAAAAAATTAAAAATCCATGATGATATTGATGTGCTTTATGGTCACGGCCAAGATGATGAAAAAATAGAAAAAAGTCCATCAACAGATGTTTTCAAAAAAACACTTAAATACTTTGAAGATAATATAGAAAGACTTTTCCCCAAATCACAAGATAGAGATATTGCTGAATCAATATTATATCTTTGTAGACATAAAGATAACATAGATAACTTTAATAAAAAAGCTATATACATAATGATTAGAGAAATGACAGATGTTAAAACTTCTAAAATAACTCAAGTCACAAATACTTTTCGTAAGGTATATCCTAAAATACAAGAGGAAGTTCTTAGTCGTGGTCACATCGACAACTTAAGATACACAGGTTCTTTGATATAATATTATAACCATACTATATTTATAAGTATGGAAAAAGACTTCAATATATTTGGTGATAAGAACTTCTCAGACTTGTCTCAAGAAATATACGAAAATAACAAGTTAAAGAAAACTCAAATTGACTTGCTAATCCAAGAGGTGCATGGTTACATACAAGGTATCGAGGATATTGCTATTGTAGGTCCTATAATTAAGGAACTGATGGATGTCGGTATAAAGAATGATGATAATCTTGTAAAACTAGCTACTATATATCAACGAATAATGTCCAAACAACCCATTGATGATAGTGATGTTGGTTTATTATCAGAGGAAGAAAAAGAACAACTCATGGCAACTTTAGAAGATGTGACAACTGATTTACAAAAAAAGAGCGATGAGATTGTTGATATGACAAAGATAAGAAAGAAATACGGAAACACATAATATGCCACCAGAAAGATTATATGATGAATTAACGACTAAATCAATAGAATTAAACTTAGGAATAGTCAATCAAGTTTATTTGAACGAGTTAGAACCGACAAAAATAGATGGAGAAAATTCACAAGTAATTGAACTAAGAGCTTTGAATACAACTTTACCAACCATTCATAAGAAACTAAAAGCCTCTCCATTACTTAGAGGAATAAGTGATTCAATAACAAAAGGTGATTTAGTTTTATTTTGTCAAATAAATAGAAAGACATTTTATATTGGACCTTTAAACACATTTAATCAACCAAATGTTTCACCTAATCACTTTTATTCAGACGAACAAACTAATAGGGGAGTTGTTGAATTAGAAATAACTAATGAATTTGGTTATGGTAATGAGTATCCGCTCAATAAAGTAAGAAAGTTATCTAAATCAACTAAACCCTTATTAGATCGTTTCAGTCGTGGTGGATATAATTCATCTAAATATTCAGATTTAACACTAGAGGGTAGACACGGTAACGCTATTAGAATAGGATCAAGGTCTATAAATCCTATCTTAAATATAAGTAATAACAATTTAGGCTCTGAAGAGTCCTTATTAGAAGGCTCTTTAATTTCGATGTTGTCCAATGGATCTTTGAGTCAAAATTTTAATAACATTAATTTTAGATTATCAGTAGATACGGTAACGGAAGATGTTAATAATTACACAATAAACGGTGGCAACGACCAAACAGAAAACTTTTTTAATTATAATTATTCACAAGAGATTATAGATGAAACAGAAAAGATTGACTTTGACCAAATCATAATCTTTTCAGACAGAATTACTTTTGATGCCAGAAGTAGAAATGCTGGAGACTTTACTGTGTCAGCAAACAACAACATAAATTTTGGAGCCAGAAAGAATTTCACTTTGAATAATTCAGGTTACTCAGTTATTAATTCTGGTAATATTTATTTAGGAAAGGAAGCTAAAAATAGAACTGAACCTATGGTATTAGGAAATCAGTTAAAAGAATTATTAATAAGTATTGTGGAAATATTAAGAGATTCAAGAGCGTTAGTACAAGGAGTACCAGTTCCTCTTGTTAGACAGGACTCTAGTCCGATATTAACACAAGTAGAAGCAATATTAGGTAATTTAAATAATGAATATAAACCAGAGGTTAACATAGAGGATCCCAATAATCCTAATCCAATTGCAGATAGGTCAATTGGTGGTCCTTCTTTCTTTAGTAATCATTATTTTATAGAACCAAACAGACCAAATGAAACACAGGAGAATGTATAAATGAAGGTTAATATATTTAAGAAATTAATAAGAGAAGTAGTTAGAGAAGAGTTAGATTATAAATTTTCTGCACTTGAAAAAAAGTTAGATGAAGTGTTAGTTAGCAGTAATTCTAATAGTATAGTAGAAGATAGAGCGCCACAACCTACCGCATCATCATACAAAAAGATGATGGCAAATCCAGTACAGACTGATAAATCAGTCGCTCCTTTGACTAAAGATTCTATTCTGAATGACATCTTAAATGAAACTGCAGCTGCTGGTGATTGGAAAAATATTGATAAAGAGGCTGAAGTGAAATCTGTAAAAGATAACACCCAAAATTTACCTGATCATTTGGCTAATGCTTTCAATAAAGATTATTCTCAAGTAATGCAAAAAGTAGAAGAAAAAGCAAGGTTTAAGAATGGGGCTTAAAACAGACATAGAGCAAGCATATATTGATAATTTTGGTCAATCAATTTATGACCAAACTACTCAATCACAAAAAGATAAACTATCTCGATTAGCAGAGGATTTAACCAATGCTATTAGTTCATTTATTCAAGCACAGACATTTACTGTTACTAAATTACAAGCATCTCAACAAGGTGTTTCAACTACACCAAGCCTTACTACACCAACTGGTATACCACAACCACCAAGTACGCCTGCGATTCCATCTAATATACCTCCACTTGTAATACCAAATATTACTGTTAAGATTGACGAAGATGGTTTAGCAACAGATAACGCCGGTAGTAAAACTGAATCCTTACAAAGTCAAGTTAGACTTAAAAATGTAGAACCAGAGAGTCTTTCATAATGCCAATACTAGATAGAAGAAAAGATAGATTTATTGATGACCAAGACAAAAGAGTCTCAGTAGGAATAGACTTTCCTCTCGCAAGAGTTGGTGGTGGTGATGGATATTTTAAAACTACCAAGACTACTGTAGAATCTATTAAAAATAATATTAAACTTCTTTTACAAACAGAGCAAGGAGAAAGGCTTTTCCAACCAGCTTTGGGTATGAACTTGAGAAGTGTTTTATTTAATCAAATAACAGAAGATTCAAGAATAGAAATTGAAAATAACATAGTTGACACATTTAATACTTGGTTACCTTTTGTAGAGTTGAGGCAAATAGATGTTGATACTGGTAGACAAGACCAAAATCAAATTAAAATAAATATAACATTTAATATAAAGAGGGCACCCAATTCTTTAGATAGTGTTCAAGTTACATTTGATGGTGTTGGTGGTGGAGACATTACAACAACTGAAACAACTGCCGGAGTGACAACTGGCGGAACAACAAGTGGTGGGGCTTACTAATGGCATATACAGACAAAGAAAATTTAATTCCGACAAATGTAAACTATACAAGTAAAGATTTTAGTTCTATAAAAGCTGACTTAATTGAATATACTAAATCTTATTTTCCTGATACATATAAGGATTTTAATGAAACATCACCTGGTATGATGTTAATAGAATTATCAAGTTATGTTGGTGATGTACTTTCTTATTATATAGATTACAATTACAAAGAAAATCTGTTAGCAACAGCAACTGAAAAAAGAAATATAAGGAGATTGGCAGAGTTCTTAGGTTACAAGGTAGAAAATAAAACTCCATCAGTTGTGAAGTTAAAGGTAACAACAACAATAGATGCTGATTCAACAACAGGTGAGCCAAAATATGGAGAGGCACCAAATCCTATAGACTCTGGCTTACAAGTTGCATCAAATATTGATTCAGAAATTTTATTTGAGACAACTTCAGAAATAGATTTTACAGCAAGTGGTTCTGGCGAGACTGGTCAAGATCCTTATGTGAGTGCACCAACACTTGATGCTAATGGTGAAGCTTCTTCTTATACTTTAACAAGATATGTTAGAGCTGTATCTGGTAAAACCAAAACAAAATCCTTTACAATCACTAGTCCCACTAAATTTTTAGAACTGGATTTAGGTGAGGATAACATAGTTGAGATTTTAAATTGTACAGATGCTTCAGGTCAAAGGTGGTATGAAGTAGACTATTTAGCACAAGAAAAAGTTTTAAAAGAAACACACTATACTGATGATTCTACTAGAGAAACTGCATACGATCAAGGAGATGCGACCACAGACACTTCACTTGTTCCAATTCCTTATGTCGCTGAGTATATCAGAACAAATAAAAAGTTTATTTCTAAATTTGATGAAGATACCCAAACATATAAAGTTCAATTTGGTAATGGTCTATTTAGATTTGCCAACACAGGTTCAAATGTTGATCCGGTTGAACAGGCTGGTGTTACTATAAATGGAACAAGTGTAGCTAATCTTGGTGCTATTAATCCCACTATAGCTAATAATCTTAATTTAGGTGAAACACCTTCAAATACTATTTTAACTTTTCAATATAGAGCTGGTGGTGGAGCTGAGTCAAATGTTCAAGCTGGAGAACTTACTAGTGTAAATAACGCGCCATCTGGCGTTTCAATAACTGTAACTAATGATGAACCTGGTGTAGGTGGAACTGATGGACAAACTGTTGATGAGATAAGAAATAACGCTTCTGCTTTTTTCGCGACACAACTTCGTTGTGTAACTAAAGAAGATTATACTGCCAGAATACTTAGTTTACCACCTAAGTTTGGTAGTATTGCAAAAGCCTATGTACAAAGATTGACACAAGGTCTACTTGTTTCTACTCTTTCTTACAATCAAGCAAAACAACTTGTACAATCACCACAATTAATTTTACAGAATGTAGCAATTTATTTAAATCAATTTAGAATGATAAACGATCAAGTAGATTTTGGATTTAGTTTAAATGATACTATATTTTCTGGTTATTTTATAAATTTTGGAGTTCGTTTTGTCGTAAATTATGATAGAAGATTTAATCCTACCGAAGTAAAATTAAATGTAATTGATACCATAAAAGATTTTTTTAAGATTGAAAAAATGCAGTTTAGACAAGGTATTAATATGAACGATTTACAATATAACATATTAGGTTTGGATGGTGTAATAGGTATTAAAGAATTAAAATTATTTCA